CAGGCCGCCCTCCCGACCGGTCCAGCACTACGTGCCTGGCCCACGATCTCCGTTGCCACATGAGGCGCGAGGACAGTGCCCAGCTCCTGTCCATCGAGATACACGTGAAAGTGGTTCTGAATGGCAGCCTGCTGCGACTGCGCCCTGGAACCTCCTGCGAGAGCGGATGTACTCACCACCCGATCATTGCCCAGCGCAGCAGTGGGCTGAATCAGATGATTGACCGATGCCTCGACCAGGGGCAGGCCACGCTCCATACTCTCGGCAAAGCCACGTGCCAGGTTGACACCCCACACGTCGAGTTCCGTACCGGGTCCCTCCCTGGCCGGGCTGTGGAACCCGAGGAAGCCGGCGACCTTGGAGGCGACACTCTGCACGGCATTGCCCACATTTCCTATCATGCCGGTAATGCCGTTGATAAATCCCTGGATCAGGTTTTTCCCCCACTGCACCGCTTGACCGGCCCAGCCGCCGACGAAGCCGGTAATTGAGGACCACAGGCTCGACAGCGGTCCAGAGATGTAAGTGGACCAGGCCGATGAGAAGAAGCCGCTAATTTTGCCCCACATGGCCGACACAGCCCCGGATATGGACGCCCATATCCCCGCCAGGAAGGATACCACGCTGGTCCAGACCGAATGAATGAAGGCTTGAGCTTGCTGGATACGGGCCTGAATCGTGACGTACACGAGCATAAAGTACATGGTGGCCAGTGTGACAAGATAGTGCCATGCCGCCTGGATGGCAGCCACCGTATTTTGCCACGCCGACACTAACCAGGCGATGCCAGCCTTCACGAAATTCACAATGGCGTCGATCATAGCCTTGAAATAATAATTATGATTGTAGAGCCAGAGGAAAAGAGCCACGATGGCCACAATCGGCCAGGTGAAGAGCAGCAACAGGGCAATCGCCCCAATCTTGACCACAGTGAGAATGGCATTCCAGGCCGCCCGTAATCCCGTTACCATGCCATTCCACATCCCCACAAAAAAATTACCGATCGCGGCCATTGCGCCCATAAACCATCCTGAGAAGGCCGACCACACACCAGATAACCAGGAGGTAATTTGGCCCCAGTGCTGGACTGCGAGAATGATGCCAAGCACGACAGCGGCAATGACCGCCCCGATCAAGATAAAAGGCCATGCCGCGGCCATGGTGGCAATGGCCGCGCTTCCTGCTGCAATGGCCCAGGCGATAAATCCGGCAACAAGGGCGGGAATGGCGGTTGCGGCAAAGGCCAGGATGCCAGCACCTACGCCAACCAAAACAGCCCCGAGAATGTCGAGCGCAACCTGATTTTTGGCAAAAAATTGGATTGTATTGGCGAGACCAGTAATCAGACCACCGATGGCCCCTGCTATAAAGGAGATACCGGCTTGCACGCCACTCATGGCCTTGCCCAGTACATCATTTCTTTCTGCCCAGGCTATAAATTGCTGGATAAGCGGACCTACCACTTGTCCAAGATGCGCGATTGGTGGCCCCAACTGAGTCGAAAGAATGCTCCCAACTGTTGATAAAGCTTTGCCTGTCGCATCCATCGCACTTGCGACGTTTTTGCCCATTGTCTGAGCAAAAACGGCAAACTGAGGTGACGAGACCAGATTACCGATAGTGATAAGGCCAGTTTTGGCCTTGTCGAAAAGCGGTCCTGTAAACGCACGCCAGGCAGCAGTAGCATTGTCCTGGAATGTCGACATCAGGCCATTGAAGGTTTGTGCCTGCGCAGCCATGCCGCCGCCAAACATTTTGTTCATGCCCGTTTGCAAACTTTTAATGGCGGCATCGGCCGGCAGCAACCCCTTTTGCGACAGAGCACGCACTTGCGAAATGCTCAACCCCATTGAGTCCGCGAGCATTTTCCAGGCTGGAATGCCCTCCGAGGTCAGTTGCATCATGTCCTGTGCGTTGACTTTACCAGCGGCCTTCATTTGCCCAAAAACAGTGACGACTCGTTCGATATCGGCGTTAGACTTGCCCATGGCTCCCATGGCGTCTCCAATGTTGGTCAAAGTCGGAATAATTTCTTTGGTAGTAAAGCCGAAGGCCAACATTTTTTGTGCGTCGGTTGCCAGTTCTGGGAACTCAAACGGCGTGGCAGCTGCGAAATCACGCAATTGCTGTAAAAAATCTTGCGTCGCCTTGCCCTTGCCGAGCATTGTTTCAAAGGCAGTGGTCGTTTGTTCCATTGAGGCATTAGCCCCAAGGAAGGCCCCGCCCAGTTGGCCTGCGATAGAAACCATGCTCTGGATACCAAACACCGCCATACCGACGTTAGGCAGAAAATTGAGCAGACTCCGGCCTGCGCCAAGAATAGTGGAGCCAAACCCTTGCAGAGCTGATGCACCCTTACTAAATGCTTGTGAGAGGGCCTCTTTACTTTTCGTGCTGTAATCCATCACCGAGGAAGCGGCCTGACTCATCTGCTCTCTCACGCCAGAGGCGAACTCGGAAACGGTCGCCAGGGCCTGCTGGAACATGGATGAGGTCGCTTCCACCTCGGTACCGATTTCCGTCACAGACGCGGATTCCGACCCAACCTCGGATAAGGTCGTCCCCAGCTTCTCAGCCGCCGTGGTAGCCGCTCCCAGCTCCTCAACCGCCGTGGTAGCACTCGCAAGCGAGGTCGCAAGCTCATCAACGACCGTGGTCGCATCGCTGACACCTGCGATGGTCGAGGTCGCCTGCTCGACCCCGGACACCAGGTCGCTAATGTCAGCCAGAAACTTGACCATGATTTCGCCTAAGATCATTGCCATTCCTCTTCGCAACCGTAGAGACAGCACAAGCCGCATGTCTTCCACCTGGAAAGCATGCGGCTTGATAGCTCGTCATGTGCGTGCTGGGTGCCAGCAGCGCGTTCTTGGACGCTTACGAAAGCGTGGTTTTCTGTGGTTCGATAAGTGCCAGTGTTCCTTTTTGCTGGTCCACGGCCTGCCCACAACACGGACACACGGCAGAAATCTCCGCATTGACGATCACATCTACCACCGGCATAAAGGTCGTGATCTGCGCTTGTGGCAGGTGTCTGTCACCTGCCGCCAGGACCAACTCCACGCGAGTGACATGTTCAATCAGTTCGCCTGTCTCGGCGTCGGTGACGCGGGTCTCGTGCGCCGGTTTGCCCTCGTTGACGATACGCACACGTTTAACATTGGTGGAGTTCGTTTCATCAGTTGCCATGCTTACTTGCCGCCTTTTCTCGTTCGTATTTCAGTTCAAAGTAGGCCAGCCATGAGTTCAGTTCATCGCTGGTCAGTTCGCTCAAGAATTGCTGGACGTCGTGCCGGTGGAATCGCTCGGCGAGGGCGTAATCGTTCCATCGACTACCGTTCTGCTCAAACTCGCTTTTTTTTCATCGATGTCTTCCTTGCGGAACCCGGAGAGCAGGAACGCTGGTTTCGCGATCTCCTCGATGATTTGCCCAGGGCACGTTGTATTGAAGGCATCGCGGTCTTTGGGATTGAAAATTCGTTCGCCTGCGTGCGGATGGGGCGGATTGTTGATGCCCAGCTCCGTGTCCACCAGGCCGGGATAGAGCGGATACCACTTCACGTCGAGGTCATATTGCGCCAACGCTTCCTGGTACGCTTTCAGCTCATCAGTCGTGGCTTCCGGCCCAGGCTCAACGGGCGGCACCGGTTTTGCCGGTGCGAAATCCGGGTGAGGGTAGCGCAGTGAATACACATCCAGCCCGGCATAGAGGACACCGATATTAGCGCGTCCTGTCTTTTGATCGATGGAGGCTTGCAACACGGCAGCCCGCTCGTCGCCGTAGAGTTCCTGGATATTGAGCCATCCGCCCAGACGTTCGACATAGATGGCCTGTCGTTTGGCTTTCACGTTGCCGCCCAGTACGAGCGAGCGCACATCGGGATAGATTGGTTGTGCTGGTGCTGTATCAGACATTGTTTCCCGCTTTCCTTTGTGTGTGTATGTATGATGGCTCAGGTCCGTGTTCCTCGCAGGAGGACCTGAGCTTTTCTTCTGTGATTAGACGGCATAGAAGGAGCCGTCGAACTGCATTTCCAAGGTCGTTTCGGTCAGTTTGGCCACGTCCGTCTTCTGGCCTACCTTTTTCAGGTAGCCATAGCCTTCATAGCGGTTGCCAGTTCCGGCCACGCCTGAAAACAAGAGGTAGGTACCATTGACCAGGTCGGCAACGTACCCTTCCGCCGTTTCGGGAACCCAGAATTTGGTGATCTGGAGCGACCCCGTGAGTTGCGTGGGTTGAAAGGTTTTGAAGGCTGAACCGCCACCTCCACCTGCGACCCCAGAGAGGGCGGTGTTCTCCTGCATCGCCATCTCGCCATCGAACTGCCAGAGCGTGATGTTGGCCAGCACAGCATAAGGGAAGTAGTTCCCGCTGCTCGCACGTACACCAATATTCGCGCCAAGTAATGGCGTGGCAAATGTCACCACACCGCCAATATGCCGCACCGTAAAACCGCTTGAGACCGTTGTCCACGCGTGGCCATTTTGCAACACAGCTACGTTAACGGCAGGTGAGCCACCCGTTAATCCTGCTGCACTCGCTGTCATGGTAGCCTGAGTAGAAAAGCCGAGTGCGCCTGTAAATTCGACAGTCCAGGCTGTGGTAGGGCCGGGGCCGCCTGTCACTATGCACTTGTTAGCACCGATAGACGACAAGGCTTGTAAAGCCGCCTGTACAGTTGCTGCACTGGCGTTGTACGCAATTCCAGCTGTGGTTTGACCGCCAAAGGTCAAAGTGAAAGTGCCACCCGTTGGTCCACCGGTAATCGTCACCGTCTGGATTGCATCCAGTTCGGTCTGCACAGAAATCGCGATCGACCTATCCCAATAGCGATTGGCCGCTATCGACTCTATCCAGGTCGCCTTGTCGCCCGAAGGATTATTTAAAGTATCGTTGGTGAACGCCACCGAGGGGGGCGATGTGGCGAGCAACGCTCCCTGATAGCCTTGAATCGCCGCCATAAGTCAACATCCTCCTCTTCTGATGTGCGTACTTGGGCTGGCTTATTAGGTGGTGGTGACCGTGCCGGACGGCTGAATATCATAGGTCGCTTCGTTGACTTTAGCCACGTCATTTTTCACGCCTATTTTTTTGATATAGCCACTAAAAGCATAGGTGTTGGTACCATTGTTGGGCGTCACCACGAAGGATAGAAGCGTCCCTGCGATAAGCGCGTTTTGCATCGCGAGCTGACCGTTGGTATCGGCTAAATCCCAGTTCGCGGTGATTTGACAGGTTGCATCAATGAGCGTCGGCAGAAACGTTTTGAAGGGCGATGGTGTGGCAAGCAGGACCGTTATATCGTCCATTGCACGCTGCATATCGAACTGATTGCTTTTGATGTTGGCAATCACGTTCACCCCAATTTTGACTTGCCCTTGATAGCCTGGAGTTGCCGCCATGGCTATACCTCCTGTGTTTTGAAGCGGAAGCGGGGGATGCCATGGTAGGTCAGTCCGTCGGTTTCCTGGAGACTGTTATAATTGTCAAGCTCTGCCCAGGTACATATCTGGGCAGGAGTTGCCGTTGAGAGCGTCAGGCTCTTGTGATCTAAAGCTTTGGTCATGGCGTCCAGAATGCTGAGCGTAACTTTGGATCCCATGGAGCCTTGTGTCCAGATGCCAAAGGTAATCGTGCATTCCCTGCCCCCTTTGCCCATCACGTTATCCGAGACCTGCGTATCCTGATCCATCGTAATGTAGTTAAAGGGTTGATTGACGGGAGCCTCGCCGTCAAAGATACCGGTCACGAGGCTCATCGTTGTAGCGTCGGCAGTGAGCGCAGCATAGCAAGCAGCCTTGAGCGGTGAAAGCGCATCGCCAATCGCCATTTACGCCCTCTGCACTTCTTTTAAGTGATACCAGGACTTGTGGTCGCGATCGGTTTTGCTTTCATAGATGGGACGCAACTCCGGCGTCCTGGTCGAATCTTCATCCTCCTCCGGATCAAGTGGCCGACTCACGATGAGTTCTAAGACATCGCCTCTGCGCTGGAAATCCGACGAACTCGCCCGCAGAATCTCCATATCTTCTGGCAACTGTAGGATGTCTTTCAGTACCGACATGCTCACGATAATTTTGCCTTGTGGCATAAGATGATCTCCCTCTCCTTTATGGCTGCAAGTCAGCCATGAGCTTGCGCTGCTCCTCCTCAAAGGCTGGATAGAGAAAAGGCCGCGCCCGCATCTTCTTGGTACCCAGCTCCACAAAACCCGCGTAATAGACCGTGTTTTGCACTGAACAGGTCATGTACCCGGGTACGTACTGAATACCGGCCCGCAGCCGCCCGCCATGATACTTCTTCTTATGGGTACTCTCCGGCGTGCCAACAGGCGCGGTTTTTTTGGCGGTGGCCTGCGTATTGATGCCTGCCTCCTGCACGCGCAGGTTAATCTCCTGCTTCTGCTGTGCCAGGTAGTTTTGCAGGTTGGCCACCACCTGATCAAGGCCACCAAACCGCACGACGAGGCTACCCATGACAGCGACCTCCCAGATAATATTGCCAGAAAAAGAGCGGCCAGAGACGCACAGGAATGCCACACTTTTTGAGCGTCTGGATCATCAGCACTGGCATATACCACCAGGCAATGGTCACTGTGAAACGCAGCGTGCCAACGGGCGCGTCATGCTGGTCAGTGTTCTGGGTCATCTGTATTCCACGTGGCGGCTTCATGCTAATTGACTCCTTTCGCCTGGTCTTCTCGGCAGAAGAATTGAATCGTGATATTGGCACGGTTGGCGTTCACCGGTGGGCCAATAATACGATACGTCTTGGTGATTCCGGCTTCCACCGACGTAATCTGCATACTCGCATCAAAAGCCATGCCTGGCGCGTAGCGAATGACAATGATCGTATTGGCTTGCGGATAGAGCTGCGCATACAGGAATTGGCGCATCAGTCCACGCACATGCGGGAAGTTCTGTATGTCGGCAAAGCACGCATAATAGTCTTGCCAGCCTTGAGAGAATCCGCCCTGCCCGTCCGCTGTTTTGACGAGTTGCTGGACGGTGATTGGACGACTGAATTGATGCGCGACGGCTTTATCCTTAGGCATGATGGACGTTAGCTTTCTTTTGCATCTGCGACTGGCGTCAACACCACATCGAACTCTTGCCCGATGGGCGCATCGCCAAAGACGCGGGCGGCCGCAGAATTGGCAATCACCATGTCCAACTGGCCGCCAGGAGTGGTCGAGCCAAATGGCTCTCCCTGGACAGGTGACAGTTTGACACGTAGCCCTTCCGTCGGTTCCCACTTATTCTGCGGTCCGGCGATATAGCAGCGCACTCGCGCCGTCTCATCGAGCCGAAATCGTGCATTGACCTGTTGTGACATACGTCTCTCTCTTTCTATGGTGTCGCCCAATTCTTATTGAGCAGCAATTTTTTCATCAGTCCATCCGGCAGCTCGGCACCTTCCGAGTTGTCATACCAGAACGCCACCAATTCGCCGAGAGCCTGTTTCATATCCGGCGGCATGACAAAACTCACGCCGTCATAGCCGGCCACATAGACGAACTGCCAGCGAAAGGTCGTCGGCGGATCCTGAAACCAGACGCGACCAGGTTCCCGGTCGATATCGGTGACGTAGACACCGGTAAAGGCCGTCCAGTAGCCAGGGACGCCACTATTCGGATCGGTATCGAACACCGTGTACTGGTATTTCACCGAGGTCACGCCCTGGAGTGGTGGCCGGGGCAGATCATAGTAAAACATCGCGATGCCAAATGGGTTAGCACCGAGTTCCTGGTTGTAGTGATACCAGTTTGGCTCGCGATCATCGATGGCACCACTGATGCGCCCGGACTGGGGCGCATCGATGATGTACTCGGCACGGATGGTCTGAGTGGCGAGTGCGCGACACATCACCCCTTCTGCGAATTGACGTGCAGAGGAGATGAGGCCACTGATTTTGGCGTCATTGACGGGATCAGCGAAGTCCACGCGGCAGTACCGCTTGGCCTCGACGAGCGTCAGTGGCTCAGTGGTTGGTGGCGTAATCACGCGAAACGCTGTCCCCATTCTTCCATCCGTCCTTTCGCCGGTTACACGGATGTTGGCTGATTGTGCGCATCCCCAAAGACGCCAACAATCTGATAGGCAGCACCGGTAGCTGGAGCACCGCCAACCGTTGAAATTACCTGCACATAGCGTTTGCCACCGATGTAACCGACTTTTTGGTTCATCGCGGTCGGTGCGCTGGTGATTGAGGCAAAACTGGCATTTTGCTCGGTATCAAACGCCGTGCTTGAGACATTAGACCAGGTCGCCCCATCATCGCTGTGTTGAATCTGGAAGGCGTGCGTGCCGTCCGTCCAGGTACCCGCCAACAGGTACAAGGTCAGCGATTCGTAGCCGCCATCGCTGGCCATGCGATCAAAGGTGGCCGATGTCTGGTTGGTCTTGAAGACCGGCAAAGAAAAGCCGGCTCGGACCTTGATGCGATTGACATTGTCGCGCATTACTTTTTCTCCATAGGCCGCGAAATGCCTTTTGGCACATTGCGCGGCCATTTTGTCAAAGTGACGCCAGCCTTCGGTTAGCTGACGGACATTTTGATTTTCTTGATGGCCTGTGGCAGCACCACCATGCCACCGACACGCTTCCTGGCAATAAAGCCAACCAGACCGCTCTCTGCATAGAGTTCGGAGAGGCGGGTGAGGCTCATCTGCACGCGATCAGCAATCACATACGACCGTTTAAAATCGCCAATCGCCACCGGGTACTCGTTGGCATTGTACGTGTAGTCGGGATTGGCGTCGTCCATAGCGGGCATCTCGACGTAAGGCCGGTCATAGATGGTCGCGGGCAAACCACCAGCCGCAAACGGTTGCCAGAGCGGGCGGTTCTGCGAGTCCTTCATCAGGCGCAGATTGCCCAGTGTTGCTGTCGTAAAAATCCAGGTGGAGTTCGCCCGGTACACACTCTTGAGCGCGTGCATGCATTTGAGCAGCACATCAGGATTGAGCGTGGTGGTGCTACCTGCCGGGATGTAGCTCACCTGGCTATTAAACATCACCCCTTCGGGTTTCTCATTCCCGTCACCCGTGATAAAGGTGCTGCCTTCCAAGTAGGCAAATTGCTCCGCCAATTCCGACTGCACAAAATCCGCAATAGGAAAGACCGAATCTTCCAGGTTCTGGAGCGAGACCTGCAGAAGCCCGCGCATCTCGTGCGGATAGATCTTGACCATGCCCAATCGCGGATCATTCGATTGCGTATACCGCGCCTGCTCAACCGCCCAGTAGGCACTCGAGATGCCGGTACGCTTCGGGATCTCAATCCAGGCCATCGAGGTCTGGTAGACGGTCGCCAGGGCGCGGAACTGCGAGATGAGGACGATATCTTTAATCAGATCATCCACGAACTCCGGCATGGCGAAGAATCCGCCAGTCGTCGCGTCGGCGTTATACATGGTCTTGCGCTCAAGAGGCAGGTCAGAGAGTTTCACCCACTGCTTCTGCTCCGGTTTGAGCGTGTCGAGGTACGTGTCGCCTTTCGCACTGGCCTTGATGGCGGCGATGAACGAAGATTTGGCCTCATGCTTGGCGACCTGAGCTTTGACCTGCGGGCTGTCATAGCCTGCGACAATGATGCCGGGGCGCAGCGCGGCCAACTGCATGTCGCGAAAATCCTTCATCAGGCCATTTAAGTCCGCGTTCATGCGAGCCATGCCATCTTTATATTCGGCGGGCATCTGAGCCGATTGCGAGGTGAGGACATCGCCGAGGTGTTTTTGTTCTTTATCGAGCATATCCACGCGCTCATTGAGCTTATAGGTAATGCCCTTCACCTCATCCATGATGTCACGCAGTGTGACATCGCCTGAAACTGCCATTGTTCTTTCCTTGTCGTCTACTAGCGAACAGTGTTTCTGAGGTTTCCGAGTTGTGCTAGTGCCGAGCCAAGATCGAGATCGTCAGCAGCAGTGCCTTTATGTGCAGGCGGGTGCTGGACATGGCGACCAGGTGCGCCTCTTGTTGTGCGCGAGCTGGTCGATTTGCCGTCCTGGGTGGCGTCATCCGGGTTACCATCCGGGTCTACATAGGTAGTTGCGCCCGTATTCTGGGCGAGATCATCGGCCATGGCGGATATCTGGTCAGAGACATCGTAGAGACCTGCGATGTGCTGACCGAGCGTCTGTAAGTCGGCTTGTGAATTGCGTGCGCCGACTTTGCGACTGTGCTGCCTGGGATTGGACATCATGTCGTATGCGTCGGGGTCACTTTGTTGCAATTCCTGGAGATAGTTCGAGTAATCCAGGTCTACTCCCTCTTGCACCCAGGCAAGAAACTGTTGAATAAAACCAGGCGAATTATCGTTGCCATTGAGGGCATCCTGGCAGTCTTGGAGAGGCTCGTCGCCCATGGTAAAGGCATCTTGCACCGTCTTTTGCAATGAGAAGGACAGCGAATACCATTTGTTGCGCCAATCCGCAATTTGTTGGACGCGGAAGTTGTCGTTGAAATCTTTCCGAGCAGGGGCGGCCTGCTGTTGCTTGCCTGGTATTCTGTTCGGCATAGAGAAATTCCTCCTTGTGGCACCGGCGTGACTTTTGCTGTCTCCACTCATTCCAGACATGCTGTCCGATGGCTTTTCGTTGTACCAATCCGCAAGCCATGTGGTCATTTCGTCGATTTCTTTCGTTTGAGCACTGATGATATCTGAGGCTAGCGTTTTGAGATCGGCCTGCTTGGCGCGATCCGGAGCAAGTTCTGACATCGCAATCGCGGCCTGATGATGCTGGATCATGAGTTGCATAAACAAGATATCAAATTTCTGGCCGGAGAGGGGCTCCAACTGCCCTGCCATGCTGGTCATGTCAGCCATCGTGTCACCCCCTTTTCGTCCATCTGGCATTCTGTTAGGTATATAAAAATTCCTTGGCTGTTGTCGGGATTTGACCACCTCAATGGCAGCCAAATCATTCATGGGAAACACCACCGCTGATCCTTCCACAATCTCAATCTCCAACAGGTTGCGTACCATCTGGCCACCCTCTTTGACCCACTCATACTGGTGGGGAATATAGCCCATCGACTGTTTACGCAGTGTCCCCAGCTTCATGCTGGAATAGAGATCACGACCCATCTGCATATCCAGGTTGAGTTGTGTCTTCGTGAAGAGACCTGGCCGTTTCCCTCCTCCAGCTTTCACTTCATCGGCATCGAAAATGCCACCCGGAGGGATAATGTTGTAGTCGTGATTCCAGAGATAAGGCCAGAGGAAGTCATAGCCGTTAGCTGTTTTACGTGCATAGGAGAGATCGAGCGTGCGCTTAAAGGCATTCGGCATGGAGCGGTCGCCGCCGTCATCGATATTGCTCACCACGTTAAGGTATCCTTCAATGATGCCTTTCTGGTCATTTGTGGCCTTGATATCGGTGAGAATAACCTTGTACTCTTTCACCTTTGATTGCACGATTCCCCTGCTCTTTGGCACCATCAGGCCATTCGGCGTCCTTCTCACTGCACACCTCCTAGGCAATCAATGACAAACGGGCCTTGAACGCCATCACAAAACGCTTCTGCCGCCTGTAAGGCTAATTCAATGCGCTTACATGGGGTGACAGCACTATCGCCGCCCATGTACACGATGTCATTTTCAACGAGTCCTGCAATGCATGTCATGCGCTTCGCTCTCCTCCTCCAAAACCTTGTAAATACGTGCGATAGGTGCTGCGCTCTGGCCGACCGGTGACGATCAGCGGGTGCCGTTTTTGCATATCCGGGCTGTCGATCTCTTCGCCGTCAGTCTCATTACCGGCGGTATCCACACGCCGGTAAAATTCAGTGCAGCGGCAATACACAATCTCACTGCCGGGTGCGCCCATCGATGAATCGCCAGGAAACATCATCTGTGCGCCACCGACATCGAACGGATCCTCAATCGGCACCTCCTGACCGTCGGCTGCTGCGTGTGTTGGCCGGGTGTGATTGTCTTCTGTGGCAAGCCAGACTTTGTTGAGGGTGAGTCCCGATTGGAGCGCGGCCTGCTGACTGCCATAGTTGGAGGCAGCAACCACTTCGGTCGCCACAATGCGCTGGATGCGCTCTGGTGTCTGAATAACATAGAGGTTATCAACGCGCTTCACGAGCTGTGGAATAGACTCACCGGCAGCAACACCTTCTTCTAAGGCCGATTGCAGAAGAGCGAGTGTATAGGCGTTGATATTCGTCACCTTTTCACCAGCCATCGTGAGCAAATAGACCAGCACATCTGCGTTGGCAAAGTCGAGGCCCGGATTCTGCTGCTGGTCCTGGTTCTGCTGGTCATCCTTGCGCTGATAGAAGCCTGCTACCTGCGCCTTCAAACTTTTCGCGACGCGGAAAGCGGTGGCACCCCCAACATCCTGATAGAGTTGCACCAGGATATCTTTGAGATGGGAAGCCTGTTGATTGAGTGCTGATTCGACACGTAGGGCAGCCGTCTGTGGCAAGGCTGCTTGATCCACAGCGGCCACGACCGCTGCTCGCTCCTGATCCATGTAGGCTTTGAGACGGCTGGTGATGATAGCTTCCCATCGTTTACGCTGCAACTCGACAGTCGTGAGGTAGGCCGCTTTTGCCTCAGCAGTGTCAAGATCCAGGGCCTTGGTGGCAGTCCTTCGTCCATGTCGCCGCTTCTCACCACTATCCAGGGCATAGGCATAGCGATCATCGCCGACGGCAAGTGTCAGTTCGTCAAATGAGAGGTTCAAGGCTTTGACCGATTTCAACGGCATGGGCTTGGCGGCATCCACATAGGCCAGGGTGATGTGCGGTGTAAAGCCATGCGTGGTATCAGGCGTAAAGTCGGCACTACGCAACGCCTCAACCAACGCCTCGCGGAAAGCAGGTAGCCCTGCGGCATCGACGGAGGCGTATACTGGCGTGGGTTCGCCAGCATCCACCGTAGTGAAGCGACCAAGGCCCGATAGAGCACCGGTGAAATACTGCTGACTTGACGCAAAGCTTGATACGACGCGCTTGAGTGCAGTAATATCACTGGGACTAAAATCGCTTTTCTCGCCAAGATAGGCCAGCGTCACGTGTAAATCGCTGGCGAGTTCACCACCAGGCACTGCTAGCAATTTGGCGTTGTCGGAATCAAGGAAGAAGGCGACCATTACACCGGTATGGTCCTGCTGGTCTTCGTCATCCTCGCTCTCAATTTCAGCCTGTTTGCGACTGCGCTTGGCAGGTGTGGAAGCTGGTAATGCTGGTGGAACTGGTGGCTGGTCCAGGATGTTTTCAGGTACCAGTGCAGGTGCAGCAGCCGGTTTTTGCAAACTCTGATCGGCGTAGTCGAGCAGCTTCTCTGTACGTACCAGCACAGTTCCCATGCGGAACACCCCACCCGCACCACCTGGCACCGGCGGCAAGCCATCAATGGCTCGTGCCTCGTCGAGCGTGCATTTCCCGGCCAGGTAGATTTTATTGGAGCGGTCGGACTTTTGCGCGAGCTGCTCTTGCAAGAATTTTTGGATGGCTGGCACCGACTCCGGTTTGTAAGCAAGATAGAGGCCGCTTTTTCCGTTGGCGTACTTTGGCACAAGCCATCGGTTGGCGGTCGCCTCCAACTTGTCCAATATCATTGGAAAGACGGCTTCAAAATAACTGGCGAGTTTCGCCGAGTCCATGTTGTTAAAAGTGGATGCGCTGGTATCGCCGATCAACATCGGCGCGATGTTATAAATGTTGGCGATGTCACTGGCGTTGCGCATACGGGAACTGAGCCAGTCGAGTTCTGCCGGTGTGATGCTCATGGATTGCCATTTGAGACCGCCATAGAGAACTGGGGGACGTCCGGCGTTGCGCACTCCCTGATATTTTTTTTGCAGATCGTCCTTCATCGAGGTGTAGGCAGTCTCGGTTAGCATCTGGTCCGTCACCCAGGCTCCCGGGGGGCGTGCACTGTTCTGCATAAGAGCCAGATTCCACTTATTTCCGCTGGTCTGCATATCCACCAGGATTGCGGCTACTTCTATCGGTGAGAGGCCGCGCAATGCATCATCGGGACACCAGTACTTGGTCTGGGCCACCTGCATTTTATCCATCAATTGCTTTTCGGAGGCTGTACTGCCATAGCGATAGCCGATGATGCCCGTCTGATTCGGAATAACTTCCACCCAGTCTGGGCGTAGCACATAGATTTCATCGGGTGGTGTTTTAAAATTATTGTTCAGATTGACAGCTTGCATAAAGCTGTTGCCACCAAGCAGCAGGCAGCCTGCCCAATCCTCAACGAATTCAGGCAGATATTGCTCAGGATTTGGGCTATACCAGCGATCCAGGAGCGGATGAACTTCGATCTCTTCGCGCTTAAAGCGGTCAGCGTAGAGGCCCCAGTCCACTGCGGCCGCGTTGCGGGCAAGATAGTTAATGCACTTGTAGACCGTGTCGTTGGTGCGGAAGCCTTCCTTCGCGTATGTCGGATAATTCCGCGCCATCTGCTGGGGCTGGTCAGTTCCGGCCATTACCACAGTCGCGGCGTACACCGGATTGATCTTCTGCTCAATGTGCGCATGGCTCTGCTTATTATTCATCAGAAGTCACCTCCCAGATGCGTCGCAGCCCAGACGAAGGGATCAATCGGCTTTTGCGTGTTCGCCTCGGCTTCCTGTTTGGCTTGCTCTGTGGCAATCTCTTCGGCATCAAGAATGAGTTCGATGGCCTGCGCTGTGTCGATGATCTCTTTGGCCTCATCGGTATCAGGGTCGAACATGCCCGGCGTCTGGTAGGTACACGCCACCAGGCCGGCCATGCTGTAACAGTCGGCCTGGTCATCTTTGGGAGCTTTCGGAAATTTGAACAACTCTTTTTCCAGCACAAAGAGCCAGGGTGCATCCTTGAGGTGGTAGGATTTGCCATTCCTGCACCAGATGGACATGGTGGAAGCACGAGTGACTTTGTCGGCGGGTGGGTGAAACGCGACGCATGGCACCCCACGTAGCAACAAGTCTTGAATGAGGGCGAGTTGATACGCGATACTCTCGATGGCGACCAGTTGAAAGAGGAAGCGTTGATGGATGAGATAGACCTGATCCTGCTGCTCCGGGTGCGAGAGATGTTCACGGAAACAATCCAGGAGCAGGAGATCGCGAAATGGCGTGACTGCCCAGGCTTGAATGACAAAAAAGTCGGCTGTCTGTTTCTGCGAGATGGCCAGGTCAATTGTTGCGAAGAGCCAGCAGTCCTTCTTTGGTATTGGCTTGATGCCACGTGGCGTCTCGAGTAGATAGCAGCCGGTGGTTTCGTCAATCGTAAAGAAACGCCGGTGTTCTGGCGAGTAGATCGAGCCTTTCGCCGGAACGGGCCGCTGCTGGTACAGTGCCGCATAGCCCATCGGACCATGTCTGCGTTTGGCGCGATCAAGGAATTTTTGCGGGAAGCGTTCTGGCCAGAGCAATTCACCTTCGAGCTTGCGCCAGTCGTGCCAGAAGGGCGTGCCGTCGGTAAGCGTGGTGTGACATGCGAGACCTGGCTCAAACTCGGTCGCGAGATTGAGATGCACCCACTCCTCACCGGTTTCACCCTCCAAAATAAAGCCGCTCAGATCCTGCTCGTGGACGCGCTGGCCCACCACAATCATGCGCGTCGTTTGTGGATCGTTGCGGCGTGTATACCAGTTGTCGCGGAACCATTCAAGCGTGCCTTCGCGGGTGGCATCGCTACGCTTTTCATCGATGCTGTGCGGATCATCGATAAGGAGGATGTCTCCTCCTTCACCGGTAGCCGAACTGCCAACGGAGACCGCCTGCCGGTAGCCGTTTTTGTCGTTTTCAAACTTGATTTTCGCATTCTGGTCCTTGCGTAGCGTAAGAAGGTGACCATACCGTTCCTGGAACCATTGCGATTGGATAAGTCTGCGACACTTGACGTTATCACGTGTGGCAAGCGAGAGCGCGTAGGAGGAGCAGAGCCAGCGCAAGGAAGGATTTTTGATCCAGGACCAGACAAAGGCGAGTACAGCGATAATAGAGGATTTGGCGTGGCGTGGCGGCATATTGACGAGGATGCGCAGAATGCGCCCGTCAATGAGTGCCTCCAGGTGCATACAGATAGCCGCAATGTGCGGACCATCTACAAACTGGCGGCCAGGCTCAATCACCGGCCACGCTTGGCGCACGAACTCATAGAGCGAGTCGGTAGCCTCGGCTCGCGCAAATTTGTCAGCGTTAGTAAGCGTTGTCTTGTTGTCGCGCTGTAAGATTGGCATCAATCGCTCTCAGCATGGCACGCTCGTCTTTGGTGAGCAGCCGTAAGTCAAAAACAACAAAATTCTGCATATCCTGTTCTTTGGCCGCCAGTTCTGCTTCCAATTCCGCAATGCGTTCGAGCAGCTGCGCTGTCTGGATCGTCTTTTCAACGACGACTTCCGCAGCTCGAATCTGGTCGCGAGAAATAGTCTTGGCCGCATCCATATGCCGGTCTAAGGTGCCAATGGCCTTGCCAAATTTGGTCTGTAAAGTGGCAATGGCCTGGTTAACGACGCGCTTACGAGCTGCATCATAGGCCCGTTGAAAAGTCGGCTGCCCCAACCAGCGGTGTGCCGTCTTCTCACTGACCGATGTCAGGGCAGCGGCCTCGACAATACTCTTGCCCCCGACCAGAAGCAGCATCAGCTTCTCTTGTTTGGGCGTCAGGCTGTCATTTGCTGGCATCCTCTGGCATCCTCTGCTAGACATAGAAAAAGCCGGATGACCTGGCAATCCAGGAATCATCCGGCTTGATAGCTACGTGATGCTTTACAAAAGGTTTACACAGAAATTTTTAGAGAGCACTCATTAAATAGGATTCAGCAAACTCAAATCGCTTGACTTCCCCGTTCGCGATCTCAATGTTGATGCGGGCAAAGCCACCATTGCGGTCTTTGATGCCGGCCAGCAGTTTTTCCAACTGTGTAATTAATTTTAAAGGAGTGTGCTCAATCTCCACCATTGTCTTTGGCTGTGTGGGCTTCGGCTGGGTATTCATGCGCAAAGTCCTTATAGAAACAAAATGACGACCCCAGAATGGAGCCGTCAGAACTGGTATCGTGTCCGTCTACTATTGTTAAGTATACCTGAAAAAAGTCAAGTATTCAAGAGAGAGAAGCAAAAACAAGGCAATGAGAATAGAGGAGATTCATCATCCATTATCCTAGAAGAACCAACCCCAAAATGTGAGGTGTGGAGCGGCTCCATCTTCACTTTGGTCCGATGCAATTTTTGCATCCGCCTTTGGAAGGCATCACCGTTTGGTAACATATGTTGGCGGTGTTACCAAACGCTGCATTTTCTTATCACTGACCAAAAGTAATACAGATGTTCAACGGGCAAGCAGTGAGGTGTATACTCTATCGCATAGAGGGATAGACATCCATTGAAAGGAGGGAGGGGAGAATGCTCAAAAACTGGCTTCGACTGGGAAACACCATCATCAACCTGGACAATGTGGCCCACATTGTTAAGAAAGCCAAAGAAGCTGACAAAATCTACTTCGATATCAATTTTATTGATAGGCAGGTGCGTGAGTTTGCTACAGATACCGCAGAAGGTAAAGCCATTGAATACTGGCTTCAGTCGTCAGTGCCGCGCTACCTTTCTGCTGGTACTGGCGGTACTCCTATCGACAAAGGTAAGTGTAAACGTCAGGATACCGCCAGGTGTAAAGGTTTGCCAGATAGGGTTCTTGCTGGGCTTGTCTGGTATCATATCTCGATGAATACGAAGATCAGTAACTTCTTCTCTTGTTCTATGTAACTCGTCAGTCAGCCATTGACGGATGAAAACAACGTCGAAACTGTCGCTCATGGCTTGCTCATGGCTTGCCATGAGCGAAGGGCTAGTGCATCACTCATGAGTATGTTCTTCCATAAAAAAGCCAAGCAGCCAACCGGTGCGTTCCATAGAGCTTGAGTGGGTGGCCCCTGCTGTCTCCATCCACTTGTGCGTTGAAGCTGCTTGTCCAGCTCATGCCCTTGCTCCGGGGTTAAGGTCAGATCGGGTACACCCCAAAACGTCTTTACAAATTCAATGAGAGATGTGATTCCTTGTGGTTTATCCATTAGGCAGCCTTCTGACCTTCGTCAAACAGATGCAATACCTCCAACAACTCCTCTGGGCTAAAGGCATAGACGACACCCATGCTGTCATGTTTCACGATCCAGAAAGCCGGATCGCGACCGACATAGATACCATGCTTCTCTGCCAGTTGTTTTGCCTCCCGCTCCTCCTCAAGTGAGAGTTCCCGTGGTGGTGACTGCATCTGTCCAGATATTTGCGAGCTGGCCGCTAAGGCGTCAGGGGCGGCAAGTTTACTTAAAATCGCCTGTGTTTTGGCAACCTCCGTTATAGACTCCAGTAAGTTATGCGCGTAGGCTGCGTGTTGACCGTTTGCCATATCAAGGCAGGGCAAAAAGCTATGCAGCGACTGGATATAGGTCTGCGCAGCGCGGTCAGTCTGCGCGTATTTTTTCTGAATGGTTTCCTGGGAAAGGGCTTGCATGGTACGTTAACTCCTTGCCTGATGTGGTAGTAGGTGATGCCCGCATTGCGCACAATAGCGGTCTTCTTTGGATGAGAGCGCAGGACACCGAGGACACCGTTTGAATGTTGTTGGCGTGAGACGAATGGCAAAATAAAAGGCTGCCAGAAACAAGATCGCGCAGATCGCCACCAGGGACACCTGCCTCTCAACAAGAAAATAGAGGGTCCCCACAAAAAACACGATGTTGGCCAGTGCGACGCCTGTGGATGCAACGGTTTTTGTCATAGATTCCAGCTCCTCTCTTCTTATGTTCCATTATACCCAAAAAACACTTGTTCCTACCTTGTCTGAGGTAGGAACAAGTGCCACTGGAAGATATCCTTTACGCGCAGTCATCGGCCCGAAGGTGAGGAAAAGAAGAATAGTGTCCTCACCCTCAAGTGGTCTATTCCGCCACTTGGACCCGCTCTGGAAAAGATTTACCCCCATTTCTCGAAAGAATGGAGCTGGCCGCCTTCCCTGCCAGAAGATGTCACTTAAAAATGGCCATAGTGGCGACGGTCGGACTCGAACCGACGAGCCTCTTGCGTATGAGGCTTCCGAGCTGCCAACTGCTCTACGTCGCGTCGATCTGGTAGCACGGCTACTCAGAGCGGCAGTCATGCTACCAGCGCATTCCATGTACAGTATAGCAGAGGTGGGAAGGGAGGACAACAATTACAGTTTGTTCATGTTCGCGCAGTGCCGCAAATACATGAAATCCAATCTTGCCAGGAAGAGAGGTCTATGGGACAATAACAGGAGTTATAACACACGAGGGGGTTACACATGCGCAAAGAAGAACGGTTCTCTCCATAGCTCTTGCTAGCACAGAGAAGAAAACGAAGAAAACGCCGCCAAGCTCGAGCTTGGCGGCGTTTTCTTCGTAAGGTGTCGCACAAGGGCCGCGGCCTGGTCACCGCCAGGCCGTAAAGTAGAGGGGTTGGGGGATAGAGCCAGTATAGCACGTCTCATGTCGCCTGAGAAGAGCAAGCGTTTCCCCTGCCTCTTCAATTTCCGAGGAGCCGTTTCCACCATGGCTTGTCCTCTTCAGGCAGGTCAGGCTCTTTTCCTTGATATCCGTCAACGAAACCGGATTGATACTGGTCGCACTCCCAACTCCCGTAGCCAAGTCCTTCGGTAATGTCGTTGATTTGCACCTGGGTCCGGGCGAGTTCTATGCAGTCCAGGCCTGGACGTTCCTCTACATAGGTTTGCCCATCTTCGTACCCTTCATAGTAAAAGTCCTCAATCGGGGTGCGGGCCAGACGGAAGCGGTCGAGTATGCCCATATATTTCCTCCGTTGTTGTGCGCCTCTTCATTACAATGGATCAATGTCCAGCTCCAGGCAGCCCTCTATCCAGTTTTCTAGCTCATCGGTGGATCGTACACGAGTGATCTCTTGTCTTAATCGGGCGAGATCATTGGGGTCTCTGGCCTGCCAGCAAGGGGCATTGATGACATACTGCAAATAGGTTCGCACCGTTTCCAGTGCTTGTTGCGAGCAAGGGGAGGTGGCATCGCACCGAGAGGTGATAGAGGCTCGTACTGCTTTCGGTAAGACACCGCTCTGCTCATCGCCCCAATAGAGGGGAGTGCCAAAAGGTGGAAGATACACCGGCGGTATGGCGATCATGATGGGTCTCCTTTCGCAGACGTGGAGGCGTGCGCCAGCTTCCGCCTCTGCCGGTACACTCGTTGGTATGCCGCCTTTGCCGCTTTTCGCGCAGCCACCCGACGGGCTTGCTCTGCTGCTTGAGCGGCCAATGTTGTTGTACAGAAATCGCAGTATTCCTGAGTAGCCACCGGCACGCGGATAATCTGCTGACAACGACAGCGATGCCACTCTCCGGAGGCAAGCTTGTCTTCCTTTTCTTTCTGGCTCACACACCAGCCACACCATTGCTCGACATCAGACGTCTCAATGATGCGATGTTGGCACTTGGGACAGCGATGATAGAGACCGAGCTTGAGACCACATCCCTGGCAATACCAGACCTCATCTGGTTCCATGCACTCCTTGACGATGTTCTTGCAGCCACCGGCACATGGCACGTCGACCGGCAGCTTAAAGCCCTTTGGCAGCTCAAGATGCGCCTGAGCAGCCAGAGCCTGGACGATGAGTGCTGTGGCTTTTGCATCGGTAACGGCATTGTGCGCATCATCGTTTTCAATGCCAAAGCGGCGACAGGCTGTTTCGAGTCGCTGCCAGGTATAGCCACCGTAGTAGTGATGGGTTTCTCCATGGAACGCAGCGTACTGATGCATTGCACACACCGATGTGAAATCGGGCAGATTAAGACGATACGCATATGCCGATTGATAGAGCATACGACGGTCAAAGCTTTCGTTATAGATCACGACGAGCTTGCCTTCAATAAGTGACCAGAGCGTCGGCCAGACCTGGTCAAATGTCGGAGCGTCGGCCAGCAGCTCATCGCCGATCCCATGAATATCGCGTGCGCCATCACTCACCGGTACCGTCGGCTTGATATAGCTCTGGCCAAGGACAGTGCCATCAGAGTCACAGACCGCCCACTGGATGATTTCATCCTCCTCGCCAAGACCCGTTGTTTCGGTGTCAAAGGTGACCCAGTGGCCTTCTTGTACCAGCTTACGCGCCCAATGCAGGACGCGCTGTCGGTCAGTGACGAGACTCATCTGTTTTCTCCTTGCTGTCGCTCACCTCTCCCCACTGCTATTCCGAATGCTACCATGACCGCTCTGTCAAGGAGCAGAAAGAAGATAGCAAAGAGCAATGCATTACTCACAGCTTTCCTCCTCGATTGCCTTGGGTACCCTCTGCTGTTCGCTTTCAGATGGGAACATGAGCGATATGAGGCTACTCACACCCGACAGCCGACTTTCACCACGAAAGTCTGGCAAGCCTAACCACGTGCGATGCACTCGTGTTCGTGAAAGTTCCTCCCAATATGGATTAATCGTTTGTGTGGTGGCTGGCACTGCCAAGTCACTGTTACTCATGAAATATCTCGCTTTCCTTCAACTTCCTCTTCGATCATCATGGCAGTACTCTCTCCAGCCCGCTTGATAGACAAGCGGTCGCCGGGCTGGACGTGATACATCGGTGTACCGCACTTCTCGCACACACAGATGTCGCTCCCGACTAGGGGCCTAAGAAAAGCTTCCAGGAGACCCGACATTATCACATAACGCCCGTCCTGGAGACAGATGTAGAGAATCATTCGCCGAACCTGCTTTCTACCTGCTCGCTCGCTCTCTCCTGCTAATGGCATGACTGGCGATACTCCCTTGAGTGATGCCAGTTCTCGTGTCATGGGGGTTGCGAGGGCAAAACCCACATCCAGCGCGATGTCCATGCGCTGGACCGCGATCCGATCACCTGGCTGGACGCAGTACATGGGTACTCCGCACTTGCACGTGCAAACGTAGCGTCCTGGTGGCGTCCCAAGCGACCCAAGAACTTCAAGGATGCCAAGCGAAACCAGATAATTCCCGCATTCAGGGCAGACATACAAGATCATCGCGGCTGTCCCTCCTCCATCTGTATCGGATTTGGGCGGAGTTCCACCTTGCCACACAAAAGTTCACGCTCAAGCACTGTGCCAAGAGCCTGACTGAACTGGATGGAGAGGTCAACTGCTCGTGCTTGCACATGCGCGTCAATCTCCGGGTAGGCTTTGTCGTAAGGCCCGGTTAAGCCCACTAAGAGTTGCTGGACAATTGGCTCCATCCGCACCTCAATACTACGAATATAGGCCCGTTTGGCGGCAGCCAGGCGAACTTCGCGGTCTTGCTCAATCAGCTTTTCTACTTCTGTCAAAATGTCATTTATCACCGCCGACCTCCATCAATTCTGGACAGCCCGTCCGCAATGTGCGCAATGCTTTCCCCTCCAACTGACGTACACGCTCTTTCGTCAAATCAACCACCTGGCCAATATCATGCTGAGTAGCACACATTCCATCACGCAGGCCGTAGCGCATTTCCAGAATAGTACGCTCACGCACCGATAGATGTTCGGCAAGAGCCACCTGGACCTGCTTCGCTCGCATGGCATCGTGTGTCTGGTCATCAGGCAACGCTTGCATCACGTCTTCCAGATACTCGGCCAGACAGGAATACTCATCGCCGGTGTGATTACCGAGCGGTGCATCTAGCGAAAGTGGCTGCTCAGCCAGATCGAGGAGAGCTTGCACCTGTGCAAGCGGAAGATCCGCACGCCTGGCAAGTTCAAGTTGCGACGGCTCGCAGCCATACTCCTGGAACAGATGTGTTTCCAGCCGCTTGAGACGGTTGACCGCCTCAACAACATGCACCGGAATAGACAGCATGTGATTCTCAGCGAGAGCGCGGCTGATGGCCTGACGAATCCACCAGACCGCATAGGTACTAAAGCGGTAGCTGCGTTCTGGATCGAATTTTTCTACTGCCCGAATCAGGCCACCATTACCCTCTTGAATGAGATCAAAAAGTGGCAGACCGCGACCAATGGAGCGTTTGGCGATGGAGACCACCAGGCGCAAGTTAGCCTCGATCATCTGCTGACGTGCAGCATGTTCACCTCTTCTACTTCGTCGCCCTAGCATTATTTCCTGTTCGTGTGTTAACAAGGGTATCTGGCCGATGTCATGCAGATAGCATTTGAGGGCTTCATCGTGCGTGTGATTACTATCAACAGCTTCCTGATCCAGCATGTCACCCTCCAGGACATCCCGCTCCACATCTTCAACAACAACTCTCTCCTTGCGCCGCCTCATACTTGCACCTCCCCACCTGCGTCAACGACATCCAGGACGGCGATGAGTCGGCCTAGATCGTCGCGAAATACGTCGGTCATACGATATCGCCTCTTCTCGACAGTTAGAAAAGAGCCGATCCGTTCTCTGCGTGCCTGTACCAATTGCTCCTCAAGGCTGTGCTGGGCGATGATCCAATGCAAGTGGCTCTCTTTAGCCTCGGCCTGCACAGCGCCCTGTGCTGTACGTTTCCTATTCATATAACCCCCCTCGTGTACAAAAACCTCTTTTGAAACATTGCTTCATGTACGTATGATGATACCCTTCGCGAAGGAGCATTCCTGAGTCAAAATGCTCTCTCCTCCTCGCGTTTTCTCTAGAGAACCACCACCAAATTTCGGCTTCCCAGGCCAATCGAACCTCAATCTTTTCGGATGCAGTCACCGCATCCGATCCTGCGTTTGGCTCCATGTAAAAGCGGTATTGCAGAGGATGTCACGCTCATCATCAGATTGCGCCGCTGTGCAGCGTGTTTTGAACTGCTCTCGTATGGCTTGCTCTTGTGTCTGCAACTTGGCAATGGTTCGCTTCTCGTCCTATGCTTCCAGGAGGTTACAGTAGCAGATGACCAGGATGCCGATGATCGCGCCAATGATGAGGCCGAATACTTCTCCCCTCTCTCGTATGGCTGGCAAAGCCATACCTATGATACCGCTGGAGACGATTATGGAAAGGACGGCTCTGACGAATAGAATGAGCCACCATGCTTTGTTCATCGGCTCTGGCCCCCATCAGCAGATTCCTCTCCTGCCACTTCAAGGTATCGCAATACTTCTCCTGCAACCGCAATCATTAAGCGTTTATTGGCCTCTGGTACCTGCTGCCATGACACGGCAGATTCACGCCGTGTCTCGTACCCGAATGCCGGTGCCAATCGCTCATACGTTGTGTGAAAGAGTTCTGCTATCGTCTCAGGGGTGATCGTACTGGGCATTTCCTTTCGCCAGTGGTAGGCAGACTTCCCGCATTGGCATGTCCAGATGATATGGAGCGTCGTTTCGCTGGTGCGAGTATAGGGGGTGCCGCAGCGATCACACCGAAAGGTTGATGGGTCAACGTTGATTGGCTTGTTCATGCTCGTTCCTCGCTTGTTTGCTCTTGACTGTAGACAGCCTGATGCTGATAGATGGTCTGACCTTCGTCAGTGTGGATTATCACCGCGCCTTTGTCGTTATCACAAAATGTATCGACCAGCATCTGGATATTCTCATTAAATGGTCCGGTATACCGATATGGGTTCGTATCGGCGAATGATTCAAACACAATGTGCGCCATGTGGGATACTCACTTTCTTGGCTTTTCGATGCTTTCTTACCGAGAAACGGTCTCCATACTGAGACATTATCTCATTTATACAACAATGACCTGAAAGCCGACCAGTATCATGCCAATGCTGCATACGGTTAGCAGGATCAATCCGAAAAATCCCCATGGTGACGGGTACGATTTGAACACCGTCAGAGAGCCACCGATGCAGGCGGCAATCAAGAGTCCAATCATGGTGATCGCTCTCGCATCCATATCTCGTTATCCTTCCGCTTCCATCCGCTCGACAGGCGGATCGACAAGTTCCAAAAATTGCCCGTTTTTTACCGCAAAATTGACCGCTCGCCACCGCACGAGAACATCCCAGCTCTGCCGGTCAACATCTTTGATCTCCAGGTATTGGGAGATAAAGGCGTCAAAGTCGGCGGCACTGGCCTCCTCAAGATTGACCACCCGCCCGTCGGCGGTACGGAACCACGTTCGTCGCATGTCCACCAGCTTGATCTTGGTGGAACACCGGTTGCTTTCCGGTGTAGCGGCGTTCTCTGACATAGCGTTTTCGCCTCTCTTCTAGTCGTTCGTGTCTCATGTAGTATAAGCGCATCTTGCGCGAGAGTCCCTTTGGCGGTTCGCCATACACCACGATGTAATCGAGGATTTCATCCACCTCGTCATTGGTCCTCTGTCGGCCAACCGTGCCACTAAACACTGGTTTGGGTGAAGAGGCTTTGGGAGCCTCTTCACCGGTTTCCTCTGGTAATTTTTGGGTAATTTCTGCACCATTTTCGGTGTCAGAAATTGCCGGATTTTTACCACCATCCTCATACGTTACTGGTGGCCGTTCGTCCCGTTGTTCGCTGTTGCCCCCGCCTGGTCGGGATTGTTGGGTACCAGGTGGGGTTGCCCTAAAGGGCTTTGCGGTAGTGATGCTGGTCGGATGGTCGGGGTGTTTGTCGGCTCCTGGACGTTGATACTGTTCATAAGCTGAGCAAATGCGACTGGGTCGGTGTTGTACAGATGTTCCAAGTTTTCATAGAAAGAATTGGACGATGGCGGCTGTTGCGGCAGTGGGACGTGCGTTGGTACAGGGAAAGCAGGGGGCTGTCCTGCTGTGTGTTGACCAGGTTGAACAGGTGTTTGTGCTGATTGTTGCATGGGTGGGAATCCAGCCACAAATGGAAGTCCTGTGAGCTTGCTAAAGGTCTCCATGGCCATTTTCATGGCTCCAGTTTGCAGCCGTTCTTGGACCTGGGGCGAATTGACAAATTGCTGCATGTAGGCCACTTCATGCTCAAGGTAGGTATTGCTCAACTGCATTTGTGCTTCAAACACCTTTTGTTGATGCTCTAACTGCGCAAGCTGCTGTTCACGCTGTTGGTCGCGCTCCAAGGCGGCGGTCTCTTCCTCGAATTCTAAGTGTTCGTGGCGCTCCTGCTGACTTTTATCAAACTGGAGAATCAGGATCCAGCCGATGAGAGCCACAAACGGTGTCGCCGCCGTAAAGTTGTACCAGGTTGCCATGAGCTGATCGAGACCCTGGTTCGAGGTGAGTTCAAAGGCGAGCAACACATTCAGCAAGGATACCATGACTTCTGCTCCGGTAAAGAAGTATGCAAATTTCAACTGTTTTCCGGGCCGAAACCAGATCGCTTTTCCGAACAGTAATGCCACGATGGAGGCAGCGGTTGCCACGGCTCCAATCATCGAGAGGACGCCAAAGATGCCACCTAAAAAGTGCTTCGACATGATCTGGATGAAGGCAATGTCAGCATAGCCAACAACGGCTATCACAATGGCGTACACGCCGGATTTGAGAAAGGAGACGGTTGCCGCTTCATTAGGCGAGAGCTTCACCTTCCATTTTTTCATACGTTCATTCATGTGTTCGTTCCCTTTCAGAAGAGTTCGTTTTACTACTAGACCTCTGAACCCTTTGCTCAGGGGTTGTATGAGCCAGTGTCGCCCCTAACGACACTGGCTCTGTTCTGCTGCCCCCTATGCTTCTTGCAGAGGGGCATAAGCACCCATCTCTAATCCAAATGTCCAGGCCACGGCCTCATCCGCGTTCGCAATCGCTGGTGGCACACGCAGATAGTACTCGCGAGCTGTAGACGTATCGCACACATGGACGTAGCGTGCCACGCGCTCCGGGTCGGGGCGAATATCGATCTCGTAGAGTTCACCGTAGCAGCCGACGTTGATACACCGACCCCCGATCACCTGCACAAAATCAGACATGCGCTCCTGGATGACGCGGCGCACCTCCATGTTCTCTTCGTGCAGCCAATCATCTTTCGTGAGCGTGTCAGGCTGGAGGATAAGCCTTTCAGGGATACGCACCCCGTGCCAAGCATAGAAGCCCCATCCATCGCGATAGGCTAGGCACTTGCCAGAGACCGAGTGGAGCCGCCCTTGCTCGTCACGCGCCAGGATGGTTGGTTTGCGCACCAGCCAGGCTTCCGTATGTCCGAGTCGGTAGCCCGACACCATCTCGTTGAAAAGCGCGAGATGGATGAGGTCGTTTTCCTCAAAGACTTCGTGGAAGAAACGGTAGAAGGCCAGCCAGTTCTCATCGTAGTAGGCCCTCACGCTGTCCCCCACGCTGTCCCACACGCTGGCCCTCACGCTGGCCCACACGCTGGCCCCCACGCTGTCCCCCACGCTGTCCCACACGCTGGCCCTCACGCTGGCCCACACGCTGGCCCCCACGCTGTCCCACACGCTGGCCCTCACGCTGGCCCACACGCTGGCCCCCACGCTGTCCCACACGCTGGCCCCGCCCCCGAAATGCGCCATGACAAACGCAATGGGTGAATCGAACCACCGAATCGCCGCCGGTGGCACGAGCCCCGCGACGTGATAGGCATCGCGCAGGTGCTGCTCCGCCGCCTGTTCGTCAATGGCAGTAGTGGCGAACAGTGCGGCAATGCGCTCCTGCGCAAACTGCCGTGCATAGGCTTGCTGCTCCGGAAGCAGTTTCTCCTGGCCGCGCATCAAGCGCGGCCAGGCAGGTAGAATCGATACCATCAGTCCATCACCATCCTGATTGCCTCTGGTGTGTACTCCCGTTGCCGACGGATTTCATACAGACCAATAGGCAGCGTAATCGGGTGATGCTCCTGGTGAACGATGCGCACTGGTGCCATGACTTGGAGATAGAGCAGCAGGCGACCGGCGGAGAGAATGCGGACTGTATCCAGGGTCTCGACCTGATGCGCATGGCCGGTGACTTCACCTTCCACAAGGATAGGATCGTGCTGTTCAACGAGTTGGAGATCTGGTGGCAATAGCTCTTTTTGCAAAAAGAGGATATCACCCTGCCGATACGTGTTCATACTGTTTTTCCTTTTCTTTTCTTTCTACGGCATCACCACAAGAATCACGCCAGCATGGGCCAGTGCCGCACAAGCTACCATGCTCCCGATAAAAAAGCCAAGCGCAAGAGCGATCTCGCGCCACCGCTTCGCCATGTCGTCGTCACCCTGCCTTTCGTTGCTGCCGTTGCGGCTCCCATCGCTCCCGCCAGGAGGAGAGACGCCTGGACTGAATCTCTGCCAGCAGCATGGGCCAGTGTGCCAGCTCCCGGATTTCGGAGCAGTAACGCGATCGCGACCAAGCGGCACACCAGAAGACTTCTAGCACCCCATCGGAGCGCACTTCAAAGTGTTCAATCTCTGGATAGTTGGATACATCTTCCTCGATCTGGGCGACCAGGATGGCATAGTCTTCCTCGGAAAGACTTGGTAATCCCGGTTGCACACTCACAGGTTCTGCCTCTCCTTCATGGTGATCGGACACCAAAGGGGTAGGCACGAACGCTTCCACCTCATTTCCGCCTGAGCAATCACCGTCGTTACCCGGTGACAGTGGACTGATAGGCGGATACCACTGATCTTTTTCCATGGCTAGTCCGATAAGTTCGCAGTTGTTGGCCACGTGCCACAAACGTACCTGCTTGTGCTGGTGACAAGTGAATTCCACCATCCACCAGGATGGCGAATGAGCATGTGAGACGTACTGCAACATCCTATCGAGGTGCGAGATAGCGGCCTCTGCTCCAATCAGACGAAAATAGGAGTCATCGTGTAGCCGAACCGCAGCCTCCTGCCAATTGATCGCATTCGCATGACGCTGCTTTTCACTGATGTGCGTTGGGAGCGGTGGCAGATGTTGGGCCGCCAGGTTAAGGATCGCCTCAACCGTCCACAGGTCTCCGTCCTCCTCATGTGTTTTCCAACCTGTGAGCGTCATGGACTTTGCGTCCGACCCGGACGCAGTATCTTCCTCCCTGTTTTTCTTCAAAGGGGGTTCTGCTTCACGGATTCTTCTTCTGTCACCGATTCCTGAACGTTTCGCTTCATGTTGTGAACGACCAGGTAGCTTGTCGTTCACGAACTGAACGACATTGTTCATGCTTTGAACAGATGCCGCCAACTCTTCAGCATTTTGTTCATCAATTGAACGATTTGTTTCATTTTCTGAACGCTGTGGGTCATGGTCGGGTGGCGGCATCCCAAATGGTTCATTTCCTGAACAGTGCTTCGCGTTTGCCTGCCACACATCCACAATGCTAATGTGCCAGAGTTCATGACCGACATCGCCCCTGCGCTTCTTCTCAGCATGGATTAAACCAATATCATGCAGCCTGCGAATCATCTGAGAAAGGGCACCGGTCGAGAAATCTGTCTCACGTGAGAGTGCGAGGAGCGTGCGAAAACAGGTGCCACTATCCCCGCAGAGATCCTTGAGACAGGTGTAGAGCCATTTCTCGGCATGCGACAAATTTTTGTACTTGGGATGTGTGCGTACCAGGCGTGGCACCATGGCAAAAAAGCCCAACTCACGCTTGGGAGAGGCGGCTTGCTGCTGCTTCTGTTGCCCTTGCGTCGTCATGCCTGGCCTCCCTTCCCACCTTCCTGGTGCTGCTCTCCTGCTGGTACTTGTGTTTCTACTGTTGCTTTTGCAAGGGGATGTGTGCTACTCTTGTCCAAGACAGAGGCGTCGATTGGGAGGTAACCCCCTCGTGGTCGGCCTTCTGTTTCGTGCGCATGAATAGCTGCGCTGACCGGCTCACAACAGAGCCGGTATTGCTTCATATAGCGGCTATGCTCATCGTTGTAGGCGAGTCGGCTTTCGACCAGCCCCCGCTCTTCCAATTCGCCAAGGGCGGTTGCAAAGGACCGCCAGGCGTAAGCGTGCAGGGACTGCTCCTCAAAGTCCTGGTACGTCAGTGTCAACCACTCATGTGGGCTGGCGTTGGTATTATTTTCCAGGACTTGTAATGCCACTGCCTGGGCATGGCTGGTGGGACAGAGATTGATATAGTCAGGATGCAGCGCAAATGGGTGGCTGTCCGGTGTATGTGTAACGCATGATGTGCGTGTCATTGTGTAACCCCCTCGTCTTGGCGGCTCTCCAAAGAGAACAAAAAAACGGGAAGACGCCAAATGTTTGTCGAACATGGCAAAAAACCCTTGTAAATTTGCCAGAAAAAAGGTAGACTCATAGCAGACCTCCTTGTTTTCAGAGATTAGCAATCAAATTTCACGCAAATTTGGTCGCGGAGGACTGCAATGGACGGCGGCCCATATCTCACCTTGCGCCGCCGTTTTTTGTTGCGCACGTCCCCAGCGATGGCGATTTCCTATGGTGGCATACAGCCCTCCTTGCTCTCACATAGAAGCAGCGGAAGTTGCCCACGCGCCATCTCCATTTGAGCGGCTTTGCGCCCACGCTGCGCACGGCTGAGATCGTAGCTCAAATGGCATTGTAAACAAAGAACGGCCAGCCGTGCGTCTGGATTGCGCACATCATGATCGAGATGTGCGACGGAGAGAATCACCTTGCAGCGATGGCCATGACGATTGTAGGTCCACTCGCCATGCGCCTTTTTGCACATCTGACACTGCCATCCCGCTTGAGCTTTGAGCTGATAGGTGATGTCCTTCCACCGTTTTGGATAGAGGCGACGATCCATGGGCATCGCGTGTTGCGCTCCTTTCTGTCTGCCCTAGAGATACAACCGGACCTTCATGCCGAGACACAGCCCGCACGTCAGGCCGTCGTTGCCTGCGAGAAAGTAATAGCCGCCGAATGGGACACGGCTCTGGCCAATCACGTAGACCGATCCATGCTCTACGTTGCCGACGATCCACTGGCCACCGAGCTGGACGTCCAGGCGGTCGCCCGACGTTACATCACAGACCTCGGTGGCGTTTTTGACTTGATAGCGACCGCCGTTGGACGAGAAAGAGAGGACTCCTTCGACAGAGGAAGCCATAACACTATCCCTCCCCGATATACTGGTAGGAACCGGCAGACTGTGGCTCCGGCAAAGCCAGTCGCTGTTCAAAGGCTTCAAAGACCGTTTGCCCTTTTTCGCCCTGCAAGAGATACGGAAAAAAGACTTCCTCCATCTTGACCATCTCGATGTCAATCAGGGCCATCTGCGCAAGCACCCAATCTTTGATGTTGGCCCAGGCCGTGCGTTGGGTCTGTTCGTCCAGGTTCTGTCTCGAGAGATGGGCTTCTCGTACAGCCTGTTCTACCAGGACGCGCACGCGCTCAAAGCGGGCCGGAATCCGGAAGGTCAGACGCTGCCCGGCGAGCTGCATCTCAAAGATGAGTCCGACGGTCTGCCCCTGGTCATCATTCTCGAACGTGATACGCCGGGCTTTATGCTGCGTCAGGCTGCGGCGAATGATAGCCAGACTTTCCTCGACCTCTAATGCTGACGTATAGTTTTTGATGCGCACATTTATCCTCCTGCTCCAAGAAAGGCCAGCAATCGTTCATCCTCGACGTGTTGCCACCAGGAGCGCGGTGGAATGACGATGCGGGCAAAACACGTTTCACACACGAGACCGTTAACTTCGTAAAATGTCGCGGGTCCGGTGAGTGTGTCGCCAAGAAAAGCGTGCAGGTGGTAGAGACCGCGCTCCTCACAGGGGCGGCCATCAGACATGATGCCAACGCAGCGCGAGCGACTGCTCCATCGCGGCAAAAGATGCTGTGCCGCTTCATATTCGGCCTGTGCCAGGCACGCGAGCGCATCGGCACATGACACATCGCTGCTGAATGGAGCATCCGCATCGACAGACCGCCCAGGTTCTCCATCGATAAGCTGGACAAAAAGATCGCCCCACAGAGGAAGGTGATCCAATGCTTCGGGAGCGGAAAAGTAGAAATGAGTCGTCACCCAGTGCTGACGCTGTGTTTCATGCAGCAAAAAACAGGCCAGTGGGCAGTGCATGGCGTTGTGTCGCAGCCCGGCAGTACTTCCTTCAGGTAGCTGTTTGAGATAGGAGCGAAATTTCCAGAGAGAGATCACCGTGTTCAT